CTTGTCGATTTTCTTTAATGATTACGATGAGCCAAGGAATTTGTACCGCCGCAAACAAAATTGACGTTGTTTCTAAAGAGGGCACGTCAGGCTCTACGGGGCTAAACTACTCTACATGTGTGTGTGAAATGTGTGTTAGAGAGCCACAAGATGGACAGGACCAACAAGTTAGGTCTGTCGTGTCGGCTATACGCGACAAGTTATTTATGCGTGGAGGTTTAGATTTAGAACCTATACAGGAGGAAGATGAACCCTCCGAGAGTGTGTGTGTGCGTGAGGAAAATGAATCGGGAGACGAAACTGATTCCAAAGAGAAGTCTAACAGAGTTACTTCTCAAATCAAAAGAATCAATGACAAGCTCACAGCTGCGCGAGTAGATGTGAAGAAAGCTTGTGGATTCGATATAACTGATGACATGATACGCAAGTTAGAAGGCGCGTCAGCATATGTCATCGCTTTGTGTGAAACACGTAGCCTCATAGGTGCAATTTCCGTGACGCTACTGTATATTCAAACACACACGAGCAAATCCATAACTAGCTCAGTTTGTGATCTAATGGACCAAGTGTTCAATAGAAGTTCAGCTGAACAACAAGCGGATGATGACCCGGAATGGTTGGTCATGATGCGCAATTTAAAAGATAACTGGAGAGATGTTCGTAAATGTTCTATGTTTACTGAATTATCCAACCTCCTTGGTCTTTTTGTTGTTGCTGGTATGTGTGAAGCGTCCACTGTGACATTCCACATTAAAGGATTTAAGGTGTTTGCTCCGAAGATTATGGATAAACACGCAACCGCATTTGATGTTATCGATGCAATTTGCGAGACAACCACTTTCTTTGTTGAGAAAATGTATGTTTGCTATAAGACAAGATCCTTCCTCTCTATTTTTATAGATGATGATGAAGGTATAAAGCTTGATGAGCAATATGCATCACTTGAACGCCAATGGAAACTCGTGCAGTGTGGAAACCTTGAATCGATCGAAGGTGTATCGGTTCAACAATTTTCTGGTAATATGGAAGATTATTGTAACAAGGTTAAGATTATGCTTAAAACAATGCAAGGTATGGAAAAACGAATCCTTC